CAGCCGTATTATTTGTAGTCGGCATTATACTTGCTGCATTTGATGTTGAAATAGGTGGCGATATCATATTGTTTGAGATTTTAGCTGGTGCATGGGGAGTTATATTAAAATTGGCGCATGATAAAAAATAATAAATTAATTTGCAGATCATCATTTAGATGGTCTGTTTTTTTTTTGCTTAAAATTGAAAGGAGATAATTATTTATGTTATGTAAAACAATAGAGTATGAGGATTTCCTCGGTAATAAACGTAAAGATGATTGCTACTTCAATCTTTCAGAAGCAGAAGTAGTAGAGATGGAGCTTTCAACAACAGGCGGCTTGTCAGAGATGGCAAAACGTATTGTAAAAGCTAAAGATACTCCATCGATGGTAAAAATATTCAAGGAGCTTATTCTTAAGTCATATGGAGAGATTTCTCCAGATGGAAAACGATTCATCAAAACTCCTGAAATCTCAAAGGCTTTTGAAGAGACACCAGCTTACTCTAAACTGTTTATGGAATTAGTTGCAGATACCGATAAGGCAATTGATTTCTTTAATGGAATCACACCTGGTAACAAGGACACTGCAGAGATTAAAAAGCAGGCTTTAGAGCAGCTCGAACAGTAATATGCTTACATTAATAGTTCCACCGTCAGATGCAATTAGATTGTGGGATGAACAAAATGAAGTATTTTACACTAAACCACCATTTAAAGGTGGAATTCTTAAACTGGAACATTCTCTAATTTCAGTATCTAAATGGGAATCCAAATGGTGCAAGCCGTTCATAGATTCAAAAAAAACCAATGATGAGGTCTACGATTACATACGTTGCATGGCTTTGAACGCAAGTGAATCAGATCCAATCTTCGATTATTTATCCACTGAAAATCAAGAAGCAATTAATAAATACCTAGAGCGTCCAATGACAGCTACAACTTTACCGAAAGAAAGTGGCACAAGTAAAAAAATAATAACTTCCGAAGTTATTTACTATTGGATGCTCGAGCTTGGCATTCCTTTTGAATGCGAAAAATGGAATATCAAAAGACTGATTATTCTCATTAGAGTTACTGAATTAGAAAGAAATAAAGGAACAAAGAAAGTGCCTCAACGTGACATGATATCTAAATATGCTGAGATAAATGCCAGAAACAGAGCGCGCTTTCATTCAAAAGGATAGAACTTGGCATGATTACATTTAGACAAAAGGGAGATTTCTCAAAGCTTAATCACTATTTCGAGAAGCTTAAAGAAGGAATCAAAATAGGGGATTTAGATAAGTACGGACGTGCTGGAGTTGAAGCATTGTCCAACGCAACCCCAAAAGACACTGGACAGACAGCAAGTTCTTGGTATTACGAGATAAAACGATCAAATGGTTCAGTGTCTATACAATTTAAAAATTCGAATGTTCACGAAGGAGTGCCGATCGCCGTTATTTTACAGTACGGTCATGGCACAGGAACCGGAGGCTGGGTAGAAGGAAGAGATTACATCAATCCTGCTATTCAGCCTATTTTTGATGCAATAGCAACTGTTAAACTGGCCAAAGGTGCGTTCACTTGTAATGTCGAAGCAGGAAGTGAATATATGGCACGAGTATGTGCAGTCAATATATTTTACAGCTCTCGTATTCAAGGTGCTTGGTCAGATTTCTCAAGCAAAGTAGGAACAGTACCGGCCGCACCAGCTGGAATAGATCAATGCCGAGCAACATCTAAGACCTCAATCATGATCTCATGGTCAGCGGTTAAAACTGCAACATCTTATGATATTGAGTACGCAACAAAGAAATCGTATTTCGATATTACAGACAAGACAAGTACAAAAACTGGAATCACAAAGACACAGTTTGAATTTGTAGGTCTTGATAGTGGAAACGAGTATTTCTTTAGAGTTCGTGCTGTGAATGATAAGGGTGAGTCTGACTGGACTGCTATATCTTCTGTTGTGATAGGAACAAAACCAGCCGCGCCTACGACATGGTCATCAGCGTCCACTGTAGTTACAGGAGAGCCATTGAAGTTATATTGGATTCATAATTCAGAAGATGGCTCGAGATGGAAGTACGCAGAACTGAATATTTTAGTTGATGGAAAAAAGCTAATAACTAATCCAGATCCATTTAAAAACACTCAGGCAGAGGATGATAAAGATGTTACTCCATCGTACCCAATTGATACAAGTATATATTCTGAGGGAACAGTTATAGATTGGTGTGCAAGAACATGCGGCGTGACGCTAGAATATGGCGATTGGTCTGTAGTCAGAAGAATAAATGTTTATGCACCACCTACATTGTCACTCAGTATACGCAATAAGGATAACAATCCAACATCAGTTATCCAGCAGTTTCCGTTTTATATTTATGGATTACCGGGACCTAAAACTCAGGCACCAGTAAGCTATCATGTATCTATAGCAGCTGCAAATAATTACACAACAGTAGACCAAATTGGACAGACAAAAGTTGTAAATGCTGGTGAAGAAGTATATTTCAAAAACTTTGACACCGGTGAGGCATTACTCGTTGAGATGTCAGCACATAATATAGACCTTGAAAACAATCAGGATTACATAGTTACAGTAGTAGTATCTATGAATTCAGGTCTTACAGCTACAGCCTCAACAACAATATCTGTTAATTGGACAGAAAGTAAGTATGAGCCAGATGCAGAAATTGGTATAGATGAAAATTCATATTCTGCATTTGTCAGGCCGTATTGTACAGATTCAAATGGCGACCCTGCATCGGGAGTAACATTGGCTGTTTACAGAAGAACTTATGATGGTGATTTTGTTAAGATTGCTGACCAGATAGAATGCAACAGGAATATTCATGTAACAGACCCTCATCCAGCATTGGATTATGCTAGATACAGAATCATAGCAACAGAAGAATCTACAGGAGCAGTTAGCTTTTACGACCCACCGGGGTATCCTATAAATGGGCCTTATATTATCCTGCAATGGGATGAAGAATGGTCAAGCTTTGACACTAACAATAGCGATACAATGGTAGACCCACCGTGGGCAGGTTCATTGCTTAAATTGCTTTACAACGTAGATGTATCGGAATCAACCGACCTAGATGTTGAGTTAGTTGAATATATTGGGCGTAAAAACCCAGTTTCATATTATGGAACACAAATAGGAACATCCGCAACATGGAATGTAGATGTTCTTAAATCAGACAAAGAAACAATTTATCAGTTACGTCGTATACAAAGATGGATGGGCGACGTGTATGTAAGGGAGCCATCTGGTGTTGGCTATTGGGCTAACATAAAGGTAAGCTTTTCTCAGAAACATACGGAAAAGTTGGTTCCTGTAACACTAACAATAACTAGAGTAGAAGGAGATATGTAAGATGACAGACTGGAGTAAGTCTATGACACAGACATTCGAGTACTATACGGTTAATCCAAATACTTGGAAAGACGTAGACTTACTCACAAATGTCAAATCAGCTACTATATCAAGAGATTTAACAGCAGAAACACTCGGCTCAGCGAACTTTGATATAGATGATGATATAGGAGAATGCTACATTAGAGCATATCTCAAAGTTGTTCAAAATGGGATTACAGAACGTATACCTCTTGGAACATTCCTTTTACAAACGCAAAGTTCTACGTTCAATGGTAAGCGAGAGACAAGGTCAATAAATGCTTACACGCCTTTAATAGAGTTGAAAGAGAATCCACCAGATTTAGGATATACTATATTTAAAGGCGAGAACATAATGGACAATGCAAAAATCTTAATCAGAGAACACGCGAGAGCCCCGGTTGTACCAGTTAGTAGCGGAATTACTTTATATGGTGATTTTGTTGCTAATTCAGACGACACCTGGCTCTCGTTTCTTTCTGATTTAATTGGAAACGCAAAATATGGATTTGGCTTAGATGAGCTAGGTCAAATTCTTTTCTCACCGAAGCAAGATAATCAGGCATTACAACCAGTGTGGACGTTTACATCAGATAATGCCTCTATATTACATCCTGGTATGCAGATGGAAAGAGATTTATACGGCATACCGAATGTCTTGCAGGTGATATATACAAAGAACAATGAACATTATGAGACTACAGTAAAAAACACTGATTCAAACAGTCCTGTATCTATTCAAAATAGGGGTAGAGAGATTACAAAAAGAATCACAGACCCTGATATAGGCGGTACTCCAACCAAAGAGATGATAGACGATTACGCTAAGGCTCAGCTTAAGGCGCTTTCTACACTGACATATACCATAAGTTATACACATGGATATTGCCCTGCAAGAGTTGGAGATTGTGTCAGGTTTATGTACCCGGAAGCGGGATTAAAAGACGTTAAAGCTAAAGTGATTAGCCAGTCTATATCTTGCACTCCAGGCTGTTCAGTCTCGGAAAAAGCAACGTATACAGTAAAATTATGGGGGTGATTGGAACTCATGAGAAACGTTAATAACTTAGCTACTACTTTTGCTAAGATTATAAAAGAAGACGCTACAGCCACTAAAGACTCTACTGTTTATGGAACTGCCGTAGAATTTAATGGTAAGATGTACGTCAAACTTGATGGCTCAGAACGAATGACCCCTATTGAGACAACTACAAGTATTAAAGAAGGGGATAGAGTAACAGTTCTGATTAAAGCACACTCGGCTACAGTCACAGGTAATGTTACAGACCCTTCAACAAGTAAATCTGATAAGAAAGCTACAGATGATAAGATTAAAGATTTGTCAGCTAAAGTTAGTGAGTTTGGTACAATAGTAGCTGGTAAAGTTAGTACTGAGCAATTACAGGCGGCCGAGGGCAGGATTACAAATCTTGAGTCGGATAATGTAAATGTCAAGAATGAATTAAAAGCTCAATCTGCTAGCATTACAGATTTGGATGTTAAGAAAGCGAGCATTGATGATCTGAAAGCAACTAATGCATCGATTGATAATCTGAAAGCTAATATGCTTACGACAGATGCTCTTGACGCCAAGTATGCAACCATCAAAAATCTTGAAGCAACAGATGCATCAATTCACAATTTATCAGCAGATTATGGCGATTTTAAGATGATTTAAAAGCTAGGAAAGCTGAAATCGATGATTTATCTACTAAAAAACTTAATGCAACAGATGCAGAACTTAAGTACGCTAACATAGATTTTTCAAATATTGGCGTGGCAGCTATTGAGCAATTCTACGCAACATCTGGCGTTATTAAAGATTTAGTTATAGGCGATCAAACAGTTACAGGCGAAATTGTAGGTGTTACTATCAAGGGTGATTTGATTGAGGGTAATACAATCGTAGCTGATAAGCTTGTAATGAA